TAGGTGACGATGAGATCAGGCTCGGCGAAATGCGGGTTGATCCGCGCGCGGGCCGGAAAGAGGTTTGCCATGTATTGGGCTCCTTAGATCTGGATCAGTGCTGCATTACCCGTCGTCCAGGTCAATGCCCCGGTGCCCGAGTTGTAGTTGATGGTCTTGCTGTTGGAGTTCAACGAAAGAATCTTCGTCGTCGCCGGCAGCGCGAACGCACCCGAAGTGCCTGATGCCGTCAGTTGCTGAAGCGCCGGATCCCAGAACAGCGCCTGGTTGATCGCACCGCTATCAAGCGTGGCGACGATGCTCGAGAGCACGCCTACCGCGATACGGATGTTCGACCCGAAGCGGAAGAAGTTGACCGTCATGCCGGCGACGGACTGCTGTACGGTATTGCCCGGCACGATGATCATGTTGTGCGCCTGGTCAAACACCGTGAAGCCAGTCACGTTGCCAGCAGCACTGGCCAGAACCAGCGAATTGCCGAGGGCGTTGGCGTTGACCGTGGCGACCTCTTCGGTGATCGCCATGCCGCCCCATACAGGCTGCGTGACGCTCGAGGCTACGACACCCGAGGTCAGCCACATGCGCGACGACGTGTCGTCCATGGTCGTGCCCTGGACGTAGCCTTCCGTCGAGGCCAGAAAGGTATTCGACGGCGAAGTCGTCAACTGCGGATTGAAAGAGACAGTCATCTATCGACTCCTTAGTGTTTCTGGCGGGGGTCGAGCAGGCGAACGCCCTGACCTTGGTGTTTGAAGAAGCCGAGCCATGCGTCCATGTCGCCGCTGTACTCGGTGATCCGGCGACCAGCCTCGTCGCTACGGACAATCGGAATCAGCTTGCCGGTGGGCGAGACAGCGGGGCTCTTGGCGTAGGCCTGCGCGTCCATGCGGATCTGTTCTTCGACGGTATCGAACACGACGCCATCGAGCGAATCCAGACGGATGCCCTTGAACTTGTCGCTGTGCTTCTGGAAGCGCGAGGCCAGACGTTGGCGATACGCGATCGGGCTTTCGCCGTGGAGCGGCGCCGGAATGCTGTCACCCAGCATCTGTGCGACCGAATCCCAGCGGGCCTGGGCCGAACTGAGTGCGTCGCGATCGCTGACCGACAGGGGAGTCGTGAGCGACGTGATGCGAGCATTCATCGCTTCGAGTTTCGCCTTCAGGTCTGCGTTCTCGCGCGACTGTGCGTCGAGGCGTTCGGCTGCGTCCTTGCGTTCCATCTCTTCCTTCTCCTTGCGCTCCTTTTCTTCGGAGTCGCGACGGGCGCAATCTTCTGCGTCCTGGCGCTCTTTCAGTTCGCGCGCCGCTTTGGCTTCTGCCGATTCCTCGACAGCGCCAGCAGCTTCAGCGACTGCCATTTCAGCAGCAGGGCCGGCATCGCCGCGCATCGGAGCGGCAGGCATCGGATCGCCGCCCTTGTTTTCAAGTGCATCGAGGCGTTGGCCGAAGGAAGCCAGGCCCTCATCGAATCGCTTGCCAAGGGCGTCGGCCCAAGCAGGCACCTGTTCGGCCGGAGCCGGCGTTACGTTTTCGTCCATTCGAATTTCTCCATTGTTGACTCCGCTGGGCTCGCCACCTTTGTCCCACACGCCCTCTTTGCAGATTGCGAGATGGTCCAAGTAGGAGGGCTTACCTTCGATAAGAACCGTCTTCCCGTCTATTTCCCGGAATTCGGCTGAGCCCGCGTCGCGGAAGACAACCGCGGGACTGGTCGATTCGTGCGACTCATGCATAAGCACGGCCGCATCGTCATCGAATACTTTGGCAATGCCCCAGACCTCATCGGTGGTGAGGTAGGGCAGGAAAATTGAGCCGACATTGCGCTCGTGGTATTCCTTCGAATTCAGGAGCGTCTTTGGATGCTCGAAGATGACCGGTAGGCCGTAGCAGCGCTCCCGGAATTCCTCGGTCAGAAACTGGTCGGGCGTGCGCCACGAATACTCATCGAGGGCCGTTCGGTAACTCAGACCCGTGCCTGTGATGCGCAGATCGAATAGCCAGACGTTTTCGTATCGCTGGGGCGAGGGCAACTCCTTCGCCGCCATGCGCTTGGCAATGTCCAGCTCGTTGCCGGTGACGAGTCCGATCGTCTTGATGACTTCCGGATGTGTCGGGTCCGGCAGTGCGCCAGGCGAGACCCACTGCCACTCGGTATGCTCATCGTTGAGCTTCGGATCGAATGGCGCCAGCACGTCCTGCAGAAAGCACGTGTAATCGCCGCCGTCCGGGTTGGTTGAGATGCGCCCAATCCAGCGGATGCCGTCCGGACATGCGCCGATTTCCTCGACGCATTCGCGCGCAGCGGCTTCCTCGGCCGATTCGCCGCTTTCAAGGTGACCGCCGGGCTGCTCCCATTCGCCCGTATCGCTGCGCTTGACGAGCAGATATTGCGGGCCGGGAGCGCGGAAGAGGATGCCGGCGCAATTGGGCGACGCGTTCGCTGCCTCGTCGGCTCCTATTTCAGGCGGCATGGAATTTCCAAAAGAAAAAGCCACCGCAAGGGTGGCTCAGTGTGTGGGTGAGGCGGTCAGGCGTGTGCAGGGCGCTTGATGCGGGTTTCTTCGAGCAACTGTTTGCCCTTAGCTGTCAGCATCTCTTCGGGCAGTTCGCGCAGAGCATTGAGATGCACGTAATAGCAGCGACAATTGTGGGCTATAATTCCATCGGTGACATACCATCCATCACGCGTTTGGAGATTGAAGACATGCCCAGAAAAGCTCGCCCGCTCGACCTTGACCACGTCCGTAGCCTTCGTGACGAAGGGAAGTCCGTCGCGGAGATTGCCCAAGTCATCGGCTGGAAAACTCCGAGCCTGTATAACGCCATCTACCGGCTTGGATTCGACCTTGGCGAGCCCGCTTACAAAGGGCCGCCCCGTCTCGCCTTGAATGATGCTGACATCGTCTCCGCATATGTTACCGGGGAGAGCATTCTGGCAATCGCCAATCGACTCGGAACCACCAGGAAGCCGATCTTTGATCGATTGATCACCGCTGGAATTCCCATTAGAGGCAGAAGGGAGGCCATGCTCACCATGTCCACTCGAATGACTGGTGAGCAATGGTCCTCTAGAACGGCTAAGGCCCATGAAGCGCGCAGCAAACTTAAGGCATCGCTTGACGAAAAACTGAAACGCGCCTCGCGAAGGAGCACTCAGGTCGGGCACGGAGAGTTGGAGATTATCGAGGCCTTGCGTTCGCGAGGTCATCATCCCGAAGGACAATGGCCGTGCGGTCCCTACAATATCGACATAGCCTTCTCTTCCATCGCCGTGGAACTGATCACCGCTTCCGCCGATCCGACATCCACTTCCCGGCACATTGAGCGCGCTAAATATCTCCGCGATGCTGGGTACTGCACGATCATCATCCGCTTCCGGCATAACAGGCTTGACAATCTCATCGGCAACTTCGATGACGTCATCGCCTTCCTTGAGTTCGCCAGCAGCGACCCAGCCACGCGTAGTAAGAATTGGGTGATTCGGTGTGGCTCTGAGCGTTTTTCCAGAGTCCGTGGTGATAACGGCCAATTCGCCGTCGTACCAACGCCGATACGCTACTTCCACACTATCAGCGAATGGAACCTTTGATTCGCCCGGGAAGCAAAATACGAGCTCACCCGGCCGCTCAATCTGATCGGTATAGCCGTCCGGTCCCGGCTTGACGAGACCTTGATCATGCGCCCACGATCCGCGAATCAAATAGATCTTGCTGTCGCGATCCGCATGGTCAGGACGGGCGTCATAGCCTGCCTGCTTGAAGTGCGAGCGCCACTTCGCAGCGATTGCACCGCTTTGCTTGGCCACCGCATCGTTGACGGCATCGATCAGCTTGTGCCCCTGGTCGATACTGACGCGCCGAGCTTCGTACTTGATCTGCTGAATCGGCTTGGCGATGTGCTCTTTGACATCCACCTTGTCGACGACAAGCGAGCCCTGATCGGGTATCGACGTCGCCCAGCCAGAGAACCGCTGCAGCGTCTTTTCGATCGCCTGTTCGCGATTCAGCTTGATCAGGTTCGCACTGGCGAGAATCCGCTTGTCGAGCTCGGCGCGCGCGAATGGCTTCAGACGCTCGAGCGTGAACCGCGGAATACCCGGGTGATACCGCAGCGCGGCCGACTTCGAGAACGTCCGGTCAAAGACGGTCTGCATCGCCAGTTGCATCCGGCTCTGGATTTCCTGCGGAGACGGAAGGTCGGCAATGGCAGCGAGCCTCAGCCGGCGCAACCAGTCATCGAGCCGCGCGATGTCGTCGTAGCCATTCTCCGAGATGTCGCGCACGGCGGCGGTCAAAACCTCATGGAATGACGCGTTGATATTTGGGCGGACGCTCATTCGTGGCTGCTTTCGACTTCAGGCTTCGGTTCTGTTTCGGGCTCGGGCGGGACATACGACGCAAGCGCATCTTCATCAAGTTCGAGCGGAGTGGAAAACAGCTTTTTCCGCCCGTTGGCAACTTCGGCAAGCCAGATAGTCGCGCGCGCTTTGTTTGCCGGGTCGAGCTGCGGCGATGCGACCTCATACAGTGCGATCGCCGACTTCATCACGGTATCGTCGACCTTGATCAGTTCCGATTCGGGCTCAACCAGCAGATTCGGCCACGTCGCCGTGAACGCGTTCTTCCACTCGTAGAAGGCCGTCTCGTAGGGAACGCTCTGATACTCGGCGTACTTGCGCTGGATGATCTTGTAGAACTCGGGACTCCACGCCCGCCTCATGACGATCTCGTCCATGAAGCGGTAATCCGGCTGCATCTCGATGCGCATCCGGTCGATAAAACGCGCGATGATCTTGGCGTCTTCCGAACCCTCGCCGAACCCTTCGGTCAGCGTCTCCTGATACAGCATTGAGGCGGGCATTTTCGCCGCGGTCGAAATGTTCTTGATGCAGTTGTTCCGCGAGAACTCCGCAGCGTCGCGCAGGTTCTTCAGGTCAATTGACTCAATGGACTCGTCAATGCCGATCGACACAACGTTTCCGGTCTTG